TTTCCTTTCCCATACCAATATTTTCCCACCTTAATTTGCTCAGAAGGCCAATAAGACCAATAAAATTTGTCAATCAGACGAGAAGCATCAGTCTTATGAGCAGACAGTACTATCAGGGCCCATTCTCTAGGAATTTCTTTAAGAGAATTATCAAAAGCTTTTGAAGGATGGATTTTATATATGTCTTCATTTTGCATTTCAAATCTCTCCAAACATTTAGAAGCCCAGAAATGTTTCATACACTCTGATACTTTATGAGGTATTCTTCCTTTCATCAGCCTCTTTTCCCAATCTATCATGTTCGCTCTTTTAAATTTAAAAACATATCTAACATGCCTCTGGCTATTTGTTTCAAGAAGATTGAGCATTTGACTGTATCGGTCTATGAATCTATTTTCACTCGCCACACAAGCTGTAATTTTATACACTCGATTGTCTTTCCCCAATATTTTGGATGACAGTTTAAAAAGATCGTTTTCATCCAATTCTGAAGGGTTTATTCCCATTGTTAAGATTCTGTCATCTATTTTTGCCGCATCTCGGGAATAATCTTTAAATTTCCCCAACAGTTTCAGCATTTCTGGCTCTTTCTTTAAGATTACATATTCCGAGGGATTCAAATTCTGTGACCCTAGGAAAGGATCTTTAGAAACAAATGTTATAGGTTTATCCTTTAAATTATTTGGTAAAACCTCAGAGATCTCTACATCAGACAAACAATCATAAAAATCATTTAACTCCTCATGGATAACTTCAAAGACTTTTTCAAAAGCCATTGTAGGCACTTCATCTACTTCACCCAAGTTTGGTTCAACAGCCAATATTCTGTCAGATATTTCATTTACACTAACTAATTCTCCCATTACATTTCTTATATTCCTATGACTGAAAGCACCAAAAATTCTATTGTATCTTCTAGCAGAAGGTTCACTCATCATGGAAGAATAATATTTCGGATCTGAAAGTTTGTTAATGAACCACAAAGTGTTAAGATAAGGGTTGCCCAGCTTCGAATTTTCTAAAGTCCAAGATCCTATTTCTAAAAGTGGGCTCAAGGTGTCCCTTATTTTGCTGAATTTCTTGTATATTCTAGGATTTGACCTTGACCCCATATCCCAATTAAGAGAAAAGCTACCTATGTCTTTGAGGTTAATAATTTTTGATTTAGAAAGAAGCTTAACAATTTTCATTGTATGGCTTCTATTGTATCTGAGATGTTTAAAAATTTCACAATCTGATCCAGACAGCAACAATTCTATAGGATGAGCATCTATGCCTCCAAGGAAATGGAAGGGAATGCTGAGATTGGAATTTAAGTTGTACAATCCCTGGACAAAATTTTCTGTCAATTTCAACATCAGAAAGCTTTCTTCAAATGAGCCTCCTTGAGACAGCATTTCGATTGCCT